GGTGACGCAGCTGTCCTTATGGGGCTTGCGTCATCCTTTCCTACTAGGTTGGCTATTACCGGCCTAGGGCTGTCGGCGTCTTGTTTTGGAATTGATTACACAGCAGGTTTATTATACAATGGGTATAAGAAGTTGAAGTCCTCGTTGTTCGGAGGTTATTGGTTAGAGAATCAGGAGGAAATAATGCAGGCCTTTAGGGAGTGTGTGGCAGACTCTCGTGTTATTTATCCTTATTCAGAATCGCTGGGTAGGTTAATTATTGGTGCGGGTCCTACAGGAACCCGCCTTTTAAAACGTGTGTCGTCGACTATTGAAGAAATTAAAATGCGTCCTGGGTTGGTTGTCACCAACAAGTCATCGGGAGCTGTGGTTTGGCCAAAGGTCGATGGTTCTCCATTGGATTTTGGACTTACTGATAAGGAGAAGGTTCCCCAGTATTTTTATATACATTGGGGGTTTAATTTTCCCTTTTGTGTTCCTGGAAAGTCCTCCTCAACTACTGTAGGCATGTTATCGCGGGTCTGCGCATCCCCTCCGCTAGACTCTGAGGTACAGGCTGCACGTTGGGAGGATATGGCTAGTGGGGTTTTGATGGCTCCTGAGGAAGCTAGTCCACCTAGAGAATTTTCTGAAGATGATTGGCGGGTGTGGATATCTGCTAAGACCGATACTCGAAAACGGCATATGTATTTGGCTGAATTTGAGCGCATATTAGGAGATTGGGATGCGGCTTTTAAAAATGGACCTAGGTGTCGTCCTTGTTTCATGACCAAATTTGATGAGTTGTTACCTCATTCTAAGACTGCCCCTCGCTCCATTTTCAATATGGGGGCGCAGAGTGCAGTTTATTTTGGCCCGTGGATCGAGGGTGCAACCAAGGCCCTTAAGCAATTGTGGAGTCCTGGTCCGTTGGGATTTTGTTATTCTCATCCAAAGGATTCTACGATTCATTTTTATCCAGTCTGGATGGCTGGTCGAACCGTTTCTGATCTTAATTTATGGGCTGATACAGTTCAAACTTTGGCGTTGGGTTCATGTAGCGCAATGGCAGCGGGAGATGATCTTTATATTGCAATGCACTTACCTAGTGGGTTTTATTATGTTGAGTGTGATGCTAAAAGATTTGATCAATCTCAGTCTTTTAA